CCTGAGCCGACGCCGAGGCCCGATCTGTATGAAAATCCGGATGGGTTTATCGGTCATCATTTGCAGGAATATGTCGACCCGCGAATACAGCAGCTTGAGCAGCGAATTGCTGCGCAGGATGAGAGATATCGCCTCCAGAACGAGGAAGTGTCACGCGAGCGGGCAATAGAGAAGTATGGAAGGGAAAATGTTCAGGCCGCGGTGAAGTGGCTTGGGCAGTCAATGCAGGCGGACCCGGATGCCGAGCGTTTTTACAAAACGAGCATCTACAATCCCAATGCAGTGGATCCTTTTAAAACTCTCATGACGACATACCAGCAGTATCAGATCAACAGTGATCCTGATGGGTGGGCATTGAGACGGGCAGCCGAACTCAATGCGCAGAACGGCCAGCCGCAGCAGCAATCACGTCCACAGCCAGGTCAACCTCAAGGCAGCGTTACACGCTTGCCGCCGTCGCTCCGGAATACGCCGTCTGCCCGCAGTGGCAATGACGACGACAGTTCCGATACGAGCGACGCGGCGATGTTCAGGCACGCTATGCGCTGACCTTCGCACAATAGACAAAACCACCCGCCTAGATGGCGGGTTTTTTATTGGGCGGACGCCAGCGTGAGGGGTAACTCACATGGCTCTCACGACCGTCGACACCAACAACAAGCTCATCAAGTTTACCAAGGAGATCAATCGCGAATACGTTCGCGAGAACCTGTTCTCGCCCTACATGGGCGAGGATCTCAACTCCATCATTCGCGTTCGCCAGGAACTGAAATCCGGCGGCGAGGTGGTCAACATCCCGTTCGTCAAGCGTCTCAAGGGCGCTGGCGTCGGGCAAGGCACGCTGGTCGGTTTTGAAGAAAAGATCGACAACTACGGCATGCGGGCCAAGGTTGACTGGAAGCGCAACGCTGTCGTCACCAACAACGCCGAGGAGCAGAAAGACAGCGCCGACATCTTCGGCGAGGCCAAGCCGCTGCTCAGTGATTGGGGCAAGTCGGAGCAGCGTGACGACATCATCGAGGCGCTGATGGCGCTGCCGACCGAGACGCTGCCGGCGGCGGACGTCACGGTGAATGGCCTGTTGTACAACATCGCAACGGCCGGCCAGCGCGATACCTGGCAGGCCGCGAATGCCGATCGCATCCAGTACGGTGCGCTGCGGGCCAACACCAAGGCGACGCACGCGTTGTCGCTGGCTGAACTGGACATCACCAACGACAAGCTGACGGCGGCGAACATCTCGCTGCTCAAGCGCGTTGCGATGAACGCCGACCCGCACATTCGTCCCTTCAAGACGCGGGATGGCTACGAGTATTTCGTGGCGTTCGCCGGCACCAACACGTTCCGCGACCTCAAGCTCGACCTGCTGCCCTACAACAAGGACAGCCGGCCGCGCGAAGGCAACGGGATGGACAAGAACCCGCTGTTCCAGGACGGCGATCTGATCTTCGACGGCATCATCATTCGCCAGGTGCCGGAGATCTCGGGCTTTGTGACGTCGACCTGGACCAACCTGTTGACGGCTGGCACCACGTCGAACCGCGTCGAGCCGGTGTTCCTGTGCGGCCAGCAGGCGGCGGCGATCGTGTGGGGCCGGATGGCAAAGCCGACCTTCCGCAAGGAGGACGACTACCAGTTCCTGACCGGTGTCGGCATCGAGATGTGCTACGGCACCGTCAAGATGTACTCCAAGCACCCGATGACGGGTTCGAACCTTGTTCAGAGCGGCGTGGTTCAGGGCTTCTACGCTTCGGCCGCGGATTGATACGAACCTTGGCGGCGGCAGCGATGCCGTCGCCTCTTTTCTTTTGAGGGCACACGATGTCGATCTATCACACGTCGGAAGAACTAATTAACCGCACGGCGGCGCTGCTCGGCAAGTATGTGCCGGGCGAGGCGCTGGGGGCGGTCGAGCACGACACCATCGATCGCTGCATCAACAGCGTGCTGGCCGAGATGGGCAAGATTGTCCTGATCGATCGCGAGCAGATCCCCGACATCTATTTCGAGACGGCGGCGAGGCTGTGCGCGATTTATTCGGCGGGGGACTTCTCCAATCAGCCGCTGGATATGCAGGCGATCAAGCAACACGAAAGCCGGCTGCATTACCTGGCGTCGCAGACACCGAGCTATGAAACGCTGCGGACGGATTATTTCTGAATGACTGACGTTCCCATGCCCATGCTGACAGGTCCAGGGCGCCTGCCGCAGGCGTCTGGCGGGCGGCTGATCAACGTCTACCCGGAGAAACTGCCAGCGACCGCAGGCAAGCCGCACGCCTACTGGCGGGTGCCGGGCCTGCGTCCGTGGGGCACGTCGGGCGGGACCAACTACCGCGGCGCGCTGCTGGTCAATAATCTGCTTTATGCGGTGATATCGAACTCGGTTTACACCTTCCCGGAGGCGGGTGGCGCGGGCACGCAATTGACGGGCACGGTGCCGGGGACGCTGCCGGTGACGATGGCGCGCAACAACAAGCCGACGCCTGACGTCGTCATCGTGGCGCCGGGCGATGGCGCGTTCATCGTTGCGGCCGGCGCGGTTTCTTCCTACCCGGCGGGGTCCGGCGGCCACATTCTCGGCTCGCCGAACGCGGTGGTGTTTCACCGCGGGTTTTTCATTTTTACGTTTGGTGACGGGCATACGCAGGCCAGCAAGGTCAATTCGCTTGACATTAGTTCGCTCGATTTCGCCACTGCCGAGAGCAAGCCGGATACGCTCTACCGTCCAGTCCCGGCCGGCAACGGTCAATTGCTGTTGTGCGGATCGACGTCGATCGAGGTGTGGGGCGGCTTGAATGATACCGGCTATCCGTTCAACTACGTCGCGACTATTCCAAGGGGCGTTGTGGGGATTTACGCCATTGCCGGCCACGACGACGGTTTCGGCAAGGGCATCTTCTTCGTCGGTGATGACTTCAAGGTATCGACGCTGACCGGCTACACGCCGACGCCGATCTCGGTGCCTGACCTTGATTTGCTGATCGAGAAGGAACCCGACAAGACCCTGATTACGGTGTCGGTCTATGTCAGCCAGGGCCACGGCGTGGTGGTGGTGCAGGGGCCGCAATGGTGCTGGGAATACGACACGACGCTGCAGTCATGGCATGAGCGCAAGTCGCACCTGGTGGAGTACTGGCGGGCCAAGTTTCCGATCGCGGCGTTCGGGATGTGGATCTCCGGCGACAGGAAGTCGGGCAGTCTCGCCGCGGTTGACGGGCTGACGCACACAGAGTTCGGCGATCCCCTGCTGATCCAGATCGAGACGGGGCCGATGGGCGCGTTTCCGAACAAGATCAGGATTAATTCGATCGAGCTTTACCTGACCAAGGGGGTCGGCAATGCGACCGGCGCCGATCCGCTGGAGACTGATCCGGACATTTCGATCGCAATTTCGCAGGACGGCGGGCAGAACTGGAGCCATCCGCGCAACGTCAAGATTGGCAGGCAGTCGCTGACGGACGGTCGTGTGCGGGCCTCGATCTGGGGGCAGGCGCAGAACCAGGGCGTGCGATGGCGGCTGCGTGAGAGTGCGCCGCTGTCGTTCGGCTTCATGGGCATCGACATGCAAGTGGATAAATTGCTGTGACCAAGGTTGTGCTGCCGGGTCAGAACGTCACGGTCGACACGCTGAACGGCGTGGACCCGATCTGGTTTGAAAAATTCAGTGAGTTGGTCGCGTTTAGAAATCTATTTAGCGAAATCAATTTTGCGACGATGACGACGGGTCAGGTGCTGATCTGGAACGCGACCACAAAGAAATTCACGGCTGGAGCTAACTAACATGGCAGGCTTTTTCGATACGCTTTTCGGTGGCGGCGCCGAGCGAGAGGCCGCGGAGCGCAATCGCGCACTGACGAGCCAATACGGCACGGACGCGCAGGGCTACCTCAAGACGGGGTACGATACCGGCACGGGTTATCTCAATCAGGCGATCGGGGCCTATCAGCCGCTGTCCGAGCTGGCGCAGGGCTACAACAAGGGCGGGTCGTTGTATCTCGATGCGCTCGGCGTCAATGGTCCCGAGGGCAATGCGCGGGGTGCGGCCGCGTTTCAGAACAACCCTGGCTACCAGGGGGCGGTGACCGCCGGCCTCGACACCCTGAACCGCCGCAGGGCGGGGCAGGGCATGGGTGCGAGCGGCAATGCCGACATCGATGCGCTGACGTTCGGGCAGAACCTGCAGAACCAGCAATACGGCGACTGGATGACGCGCCTGCAGGATGCCGGGAAAACCGGTGTCCAGACCGCGGGCGCGGTGGCGGGCGGGCAGGCGGCCGGCTACGGCAACCTTTCCAACCTGGCGGGGCAGTACGCGCAAAACCAGACTGGCGTGATTGGCAATCAGTTATCGAGCAACGTCAATTCGAGCAACCTGCAGGCGCAGGGTGAGGCGTCCGGCGCCAAGAACCTGCTCGGGGCCGGCATGTCGCTGGCGTCGCTGGCGATGGGCGGCATGGGCGGCGGCGGTCTTGGCGGGGCCTTGTTCGGAGGCAATACGCCGGCCGGCCAGACATTCCAGCCCGGCCTGTTCCAGGGTGGTAATTACGGCAGCGGCGGTCTGTTTGGT